CTTTCTATTAAATGATTATAGAAGGTTGGCCCGTAATGGTCGTTTCTAAGAAATTTAGAAACCAAGCCTGGAGAAATTATGGAATAGTCATTTCCATTCCATGCATTTCTGGAGACGAATTCTGTGAAAACGCCAAGAGAAGTTCCGAACTTACTCTTTGTTTTGTTAATCGGGACCCCTATTGCTTCATATCTCTGAGCAAATTTATGTTCGGGATCACTAATCAATAGGTCGTCACCTACTTTCATAAAGTAGGTACCTTTAGAATCTGGATAAAGTTCTTCAAGAGAAAACTTTATAAAGATCAGGTCAGTCAGTTGCGCAATTGCGAAACTGCCTTTTGTTCCCATCCCTTGACCTTTCCCGTAAAAAATCGGGCGGGTCTTGGGGGCAACGAACCATGGACATCGAACTGCTAAAGCGTACCACGCCTCAGCCAGTCTCTGTCCAAACAGCGCCTTCATAACAATGTGTTGAAGGGACGCCGGTAGGTTATCGGTCCAGGCACTAGCATCCAATGATACTAGGCCTGCCCGGACTTCCGGAGATTGGGATTGAATATCCTCCCAACCTTTGTTGTGTGAGAAGTAACAACACTGTTTCTGAAACAGTTTCATAGTTACATCCACTATAAACATTTCCACAGGTGCTAACATAGACTGAGTAACGAAATCGCAAATTGCGATTACGCGACTTTTATTGCCTTTGTCAGGCACACTGGTAAGTTTCCGTAAAAGGATTTTATCAGTCACTTGATTGTTTTCTTGCGCGATTCGCTTAATAAAACTAAAGAACTTGTGATTTCCTGTGATTTCACACATGTCTTTAAAAGCACTATATAGCTTCTCATCTTTGACCAATACGCTTGCTTCCGCCTGAGCTGTTTCCAGCTTAGGTTTTCCATTTGGACCATTACTTGGACCAAGGAACAGACGGAAGTTTATATCAGAGAGGGTAATACCATCTCTGGTTTCAGCTAATAAGTCTCTCGAGAATTTCTCGAACCTTATTAGTAAATCCTGATCCAGTTTGAACTTTTGTTTTAGCCCGTGAAGGGCATCAAGAGTTCTATTGGCTGAGCACACCCGATTCAATTTGAACAGGGTGTTTAAGAATCTGCGAGCCTCGGTTTGCACAAGTTCTGCATCTTCTATATTGATTTTATCGATAACGAAGTGATATAAGGGACGGAGATGAGTTAATGCCTTAGGCCACTTGTCTTTACGACCCGTTGAAACCCAACCTGGGTTCTCGGGATCCCGACCTTCTAGAAGTCCAGTCGCGTAGAGTGTAATAGCTCTCCATTTGGCTGTACCTTCTATTATCCCATGATGTTTAATATATTTATCATG